GGTACGCTCTTTCTTAACATCCCATTCGTCATCTTCGTGACACTGATATATCACTTGACTAACCTTATCTCCGATCGTACTTTGAGGTTTAAAAGCGACAATAGATTCTAGGCTTTCGTCAGTTAGGCGTTCCATTATATAGAGCCTACGACCGAAGGCGTTATAGAGCATCCGCGAGCCTCTTACCTCACGTTCGAGGGTCGCCCACCACCTACGAAGCTCAGGGGTAAGCCTGTGGTACATGATGTAGCTCTCATGCGCTCGCTGAAGGGGAAGCCCAGTGGTCTCCGCAAGGCGATCTGCGGCCATCCTGTAGTTCAGCCCATGCCTGCACCGTTTGGCTATGAACCTGATCGTCTTATCACCGACTGCATCTTCGTCAGCGGTAGGAACCTGATCGTAAGGAACGTTGAACATCTCACTTGCGAGAGCACGATGACAATCATAGCTACCATCTAATCTCGCCTTTTCGAATTGTTCTTTCCACTTAACTATCTCTGCATCCCACGCTACATATCGTGCTTCGGCTTGGCTTAAATCGAAGTATATGAAGACGTAACCTTCATCAGCTATAAACATTCTTCTAGCCTTTGTTGGTTGGTTTTGCAGGTTGGCCCCCGTTCCTAGTAGTGTTTGCGCACTACTCAAGCGACCGGGGGCAGCCTGCGTTCCCGTCTGTCTCCATTCACATCTCATTCTATTATCTTCATCTATATCACTCTCAGCATAAGTACTTAAGAATTTGAATTGCTTGGCCCACTCGTCGTGGAGTCTAAGGACTTCTTTCGCGTCGTTAGAAGTTCTAGGATGCTGGCGCATTCTTTCTCTATTTGCTGCATCTGTTGATGTGCCTCTTCCAACGAGTCTGAGGATATTGAAGTATAACTCCGCACGATCTCTAGTCGAACTCGGATTAGGTTTAAATGTATTGTCCCCAGTCGCAACTGCAACCGCTCCGTGGAACTCCTGTAAGAGCCGGGCAACTTCTTCCTGTACGTCGTGTCTGAACTTATCTTTCTCTTCGACATCTATCAATACTCCCCCGACTGTCATCCTCACTAAGTTGGGTTGAAGTTTCATTATATGTGTAAAGAAGAACTCATCTAGCTTCTGTGATTTAAGTTCCTCTAACAACCGTTCCTGCACTGCAAGAGTAATGCATATGTCCTTAACATTGTATTGCCAGAAAAGGTCGATGTCACCCTTATCTTTCCATTCGGCTCTTTCGTCTTTGTAGTACGGATGCGTTGTATACTGTGTACAAAGGTAGCCCAGATCATGGGGGATACTGGGATAGAGACAGTGGTGTGCCAACATGGTGTCAAACCACGCACTATGGACTCTGATCTTATCCTTAATCCAGAGCCAATACATATCGAAGTTCGCGTTCTGGGCGACAAATCTAAGTTTTGTATTGGCGAACATTTTCTGCAAGCGCATTCGCAAGTCAGACTCTTCATCGAGAGAAAAGTAATTCTCGCCTCTGATTCCTCTAAAGGGAATACAAGTCCCAAAATGGCTATCATCGGCAAGTCCGATACAAGCTGTCTCTCCTCCTCCTGTTTCGATATCAAAGCTAATCGGCCTGCTACTTGAGGAGTAGTACGCAATCCTCTCTTTAGCGTGTTTGTATTCATAGCATACTTCGCCCTCTATCTCATAAGGTTTCCATTTACCTGACATCACCTTGGGTAGTTTGGCGACATCCATTATAAAGGATATTTCAGTCTTCGGTTCCCTAAGTACAGCAGCGGGATTATTCGCTATGACAGCCTTATAAGTTCGTGGCTGGCTAGTTGCGAGACTGAGCATCTCAAAATCGAGTACACTGCCTCTCCACTTAGTAATACCTTTACGTTGGCATAAAGCATCGAGTGCGAAGTTACCGAGTAATAGTACGTAGCGCAAGTTCGGTAAACAAGCGAGTTCCCACTTGAGCAATCCGACCCAGTGGTCATATTCAGCTTTTGGTAGCTGTACTTTGTCTGCATCGAGACCTCCCATCGCTAGCTGTCTCTTTACAACATTCGTTATATAGAAGCCCGTTCGATGTAGTCCGTGCTTCCGTAATGCCGTCCATAAGAATGCACCACTACCTCCGACTAACGGTGTCTTAAGTTGTACCTCTCTCGGTCCCGGAGCCTCTGCTATGACAGCGACCTCACTCTGAAATGTGCCATCGCTACCACAATCCACCTTAAGTCCAACAGCTCTAGCTCGCTTCAGAAATTCCTGTTGCAGTTCCGGCATCGATTTGATCATCTAATTCTCCTATCCACTTATTGATATGTAAGAGTATCTTATCGACGGCTTCATTTACCTGACCTTCGTGATTGTGTACGACGCAATCATTCTGACTTAGATATTTACGAGTGTGATCGAATTGCAAGTCGGTTCTAAATACATGTATCACCTTCACTCTATCACTATAAGCTTTCTTCAATACCTGAAACTCAGCTTCGACACCAGCATCTACGAAGTGTACGTTGACTTGATCCTTAAACTCGAAAGGTCGTGACTTCCTATGATTATGTTCTAGCTCCTTCACTAATAGATTACCCAAGAAGTCCTCACCGAAGAGAGGGCGCGCCCAATGTACATCGAGATGCATGATTGCCTCTCTCGGACTCACATTATTAGGCAATATGGGATCATCTTTCATCGTCTCATACTGATAACCACTCAGATTAAATAGTCCGCAAACCATATCCTTAAGCGGCATGATCATCTTCTCGTGCCAGCCCATTATATGTCTATGATTAAGTATCATATAGGGCGTCGTAGCCTGCATTAGTCTACTTATGATCGTGTCTTTCCCAGAATGCGGTGGACCGTTTAGTATAACGACGAGGAATCTTTGTTGGGACATGTTTCTTCTCCTTTATAAAGATTGTCTCCATTGTAGTGAACCTATATCTACAACTACGCTCGTAGCATTGTCTCCTTCTCCTTCGATATTCGGGTTTGGGTTGACGCGAGTCCAGCACTTTCGTGCTGGAGCCGCATTTAGGACAAGCGAATTTACTCAACTTAATCCCCTTGTTTCCACATACTGTAGTTAAGACTCGTACTATCTGTAACTACAGTTACGTGTTTTCTAGCTCTCGTTATCGCCGTATAGAGGTTCTTCCGTCCTTGTGACCATCTACTCGATTTATTAAGGACGTAGACGATCTCATTGAACTCGCTACCTTGACACTTATGCGTAGTAAGTACGTAGCCAAGATCGAGATGTTTTAAGTGAGATGTCTGATAGATGCCACCATTGTGGATATTCTTCTCATGTATCGTATAAGGTATCACTACCTCTCTATCACCGAAGTTGATAGTCAGCGCGACAACTTCTGTCGCGCCGTTCATCTGCACATCTACAACGATACCAATCTCACCATTAAGCATAACACAGTTATCGGGGGGTTCTATATAAGAGTGTGATAACGGTGTGCCATCAGGATCGAAGGCAGAGTAACGTTCGAAGTAGTCTCTCGTATCATAAGTGTTCTCGGTGCATACGACCTTATCATTTAGGCCGATAGTGATAGGTTGCCATTGTTGCCACTTATGTCTTGGAGGATCGCAAGACCTAGGAGGATCAGGATTAACAACGCATTGTATACGTTGATTAAGTTCGTAAGTCCCGATCCATCCTTTATTCCCCGTGACGATGATCTGATTATCAATTGTCTTATATTTATAAGGAGCGTTCCAAGCAAACTCTTCAATTCTAATCGTAGGCTTATCAGTGAAGATAATGTGGAAATCATCTCTCTTAGTGGGGATCATTCCTCTTACTATACCACGCGCATTAAGAAAGATACCGCTACCTTCGCCTTGTCTATACACCTTATCAAGCGTTACTGAAGGAAACATCTTTAGATGCGATTGAAACGGGGTTACTTCGTAACCCGCAGATTTAATCTTATACTGTTCGATAGGGGGGAGTTGGTTGATATCGCCAAAACAGCGTAACAAACCACCATTTGGAAGTGCATCTATCAATTGACGGTTCAATTCGTGATTAACCATCGCATATTCATCACATAAAACTACAGCATAGTTTAAGCGATTGTTCTTACCTCTCTTAGGGAAGCCCTGCTTTAGTGCTTGTCCTGTTCTTTCGTCTCGTTCATGTGGTTTGGGGAACTCCAATAGTTTATGAATGGTAACGGCATTAAGGCCTGTAGCCTCTCTAATTCTTCTTGCAGCTTTTCCAGTCGGCGCGCAGCATATAACATTACTACACTGTTCCTTAAAGATTTCCGCAACACGTTGAATGATCGTCGTTTTACCAGTACCCGCACTACCCGTAACAGATGCAATGCGGTTCCTGCGATCAGTGCAAATTTCAATTGCCAGTTTCTGTTTCTCATCAAATAGAAGTTCCAATGACAAGCATTCCTCTAACTGAGGAGTTGCCATTTTGATTACCTTTTGTTCTGGTTTAGATCGATGGCCGAATCATTTAAGTCTGGCCCGCACAATTGTGCGGGCCAGATTGTCAAGGACGTGTGGATAGCTTACGGCTCACTATCCACACTCATGAAGCACTGTGCCTCGTTATGTTACGAGCGCGGAACCCCCGACAATGCTTCACTAATACGAACTAAGCAGCGACTGACAGCTTAGTGGCCTTCCGGATGAACTGCGACACGTCAATGTACTTCACGGTATCGTCACCCTGCGCAAGCTTAAGGATTTCGAATGCATCCTTAGACACTGCGAGGATTTCCAAATCGTCACCGCGATATACGAGGTATGTGGGCTTCATCTGGCGAGGGCCTTTAGAAATCCGACGCCTCTTCTCTCTATCTTCTGCCACGACTTTACTCCCTAATTGCTTTGCCATTTGAAAGTCTCACTGTTTGAGAGACACTATAATGTTACTCTGACGCAACAACCCTGTCAACTGTCGGTCGCGTGGTACCTTCCCACGTATCGTGTTTGACGATGATCTTAGCCTTAAGTCCGATCCACTGAGTGAGATCGAGACTTCGCCCGACTGGAGGAGCACCGATGTTCTGAATGAACCGCTTCAAGTTAAAACGAGCCATCTTATTATTTTCAAGTGACATCTTACGAAAGACAAGTACAAGTCCATCAGGGGCCTCTTCGATAGGATAGTCAGCAGGATAAGCATCAACAGGAATGAAGAAGCTAACGGCGGCATACTTTCTATTATTACTGCTATATTTCGCTTCTACCGCCTTGATCTCAGCTTCATAGACACCCTCTGGCAGTGGTAACGGTGCCTCGGCATCGTCAATATCGTCAGTATACTCGATGATTGAGCCGAGTTCCTCATCCTTAACATTAGTATGCTCTTTATTCATGGTTGTAATTCCCTTGTTGGTTGGCTCTAATATTGTGGCTTCAGGTTGCAAGTCTGTCAAGCCACTACCTTTATGTACAACTACAGGTTCAGATACAATATGTGGTGCCTTCTTTTTAGCCATGTTTACCCTCCGATTGTCTCTTCAATGACTCATACGTACTACTCCCAGGTAATGGTATCTTATTCTTATTATTAAAGAGCCACATCTTCCACCACGTTTCGATTCCGTCTCCCTTAAGTAGATCAGGATTATACGTATAAGGGAACTCAGGGTCTTTATCAGTAGCGAAGATACGTGTCTTCATTGGTTTTCGACTTCTACAAGGTCTAATTCCAATGTGTCGCCCTTTACCTCCAACTTCATAGACTCCCCAAACTTCTGAAAAATCAATCGGAACACTGTCGGGGAGTGAACC